TTTGTGTAAAAAAAGCCCAGTCGCTGTTTTCTTTGGCTTTGTAACTTTGAAGCTGGCTGGCATACCTGCTTATATGTGTTTTGCAGGATCCGTTGGAAGCTGTTTTTGCCTTGTTGGTTACACCCTTTTTTTTGCCGGTGGCGGTGGCGTTTTTGTTGGCATTATTCTGCTGGGTTTGCAACTTATCGGCAATATATTCTTTTAGCGTAACAGTAACGGTTGCACTTATCAGGTTGCCCAGTTCATCCCGCTGGCCGGTTTCTTTTTCAATATTGGTAATAACAAAATCACCAACCAGTTTGCCATTACCCATCAGCAGGGCCATAACATCGTAATTGGTGGCGGCATCGGTAAGTGCTTTTATCTGATCTTCAACCACACAAAATGATTGGTGCAGGAACATTTGTAATGTACGCTCTACCAGGCCACGGCCGGTAGGCTGCAGTTTGGTTGGCTGGTTGATGGTTTCGTGTGATGCCCAGCTGATTTCCAACGCATCGCTTTCGGATGTTGGCGATGTTTGCAGGTTAAACTCTATGTTACCAAGGGTACAGTACATTATTTATTTTGTGTGGCTTTACTTATTTGATAGTTAATTTCACGTTCAAATGTTTTTGCATAAAACTGCAATGCATCTTTATTAAGATCATCCCGTGTTGCCTGCCCTGCAATGGCCTGGTAGAGTGATACTGTATTTAAAGCAGATATGGGCAGCCGGCTTTTGCCGAAACTGAACCCTTTGCCTTTATTATACTGCCCACGGGCAAACACCGGCTTTGCACCGCCCTGGCTTATAAATGCATAATTGAGGGTTTGCTTTTGGCCTTTGATAATGGTAACAGTAACGCCTGTTATTTTTGGAGCCCTGCCGCTGCGTAATTTTATAGTCTTTGCCGTAACGCCTTTGGACCTTGTTATTTTTGCACTGTAACTGCCTGTAATAAACGAAGGGTTAAATTTTGCCAGCGATATAGCTGTGCTGCTTGCCGCCATTTTACCTGTAAGGCTGGATGGGTTGGCATTGCGCAGGCTGAAATTATTAACCGCATCGGGTGGCATATTATACTTTTGCCTTACAAGCTTTTTACTAACGGTACGCTCATGCACCAGGGTACGGTTAATGCTGCGGCTAATAGCGCTGGCCACCTGCCTTGGTTTAAGCTGTGCTGCCATTTGGTTAATGGCTTTAAGGGCGGTATCGGTATCTACCTGTATCAACTGTATGCGGTGCGTTGTTTATTATTTTCGTACTGCTGCATCATTTTTTCAAATCCTTTTTGTGTGGTAGCGTTTATCATAGCGGCATCGGCCTGTGTGGCGGTACCGTTTAAATTATAAACCGGATTAAACTGAAACGATGCACTATTTTTTGATGTTGGATTATATGAAGTTGGCGAAGATGAACCAGCACCGATACCAGCCGGTTTTTTACCTGCAGGGTTGGTGGCATTAATTTTTATCTGGTTGTTTTTTTGATACTCTTTTAAAGCATCTATCATTATCATGGCTCCCTGATTGGGCGAATACAGGCTAACCAGAGCACTTTTAAACCATGCTTTCACCAGCGGCCAGGTTTGTTTCATGCCGTTCCAAACAGCGGTTATAAAATCAACCCCTTTTTTCCAAAGCATACCGGGCAGTTCGCCCAGGTATTTAATAAAAGCCATAAAAGTTTCCTTCACTTTTTGCCAAAGGCTTTTAAACCACTGTACAATTTTTCCCCAGTTTTTATATATAAGTACCGCCGGGTTATTATCCCAAAATATTTTTTTTATCCATGTCCAAACGGCGCCAAAAATATCTTTTACCTTATCCCAAAGGCCGGTAAAATAGGCTACTATCTCATCCCAATACTCGTAAATAAGGTAAGCTGCAGCGGCGATGGCGGCAATGATCAGTATTATAGGGTTTGCCATCAATATTTTACTAACCACACCCAATGCTTTACCCGCCATTTGAATACCACCAATACCAAAGGCAATAACTTTCATAGCAACACCAAGGCCCAACAAACCAACCGATAAAATACCTATCCATTTTATTAATACAGGGTGTTTATCGGCCCATGCCTGTATCTTTTCGATAATTGGTGTTACTTTTTTAAAAATATTATTCAGAATTGGTATAAATATCTTACCGATAGATGCTGCAAACATTATTAAACCATCTTTTAGAGTGCTTAATTGGCCATAAATGGTTTTACTTTGTGCTTCTATGCCGCCCGCAAATTTTGTAAGCCCTATTTTTTGCAGATAATCTTCAATTGCTTTTGCATTTTTTTTAACTGTTGTAGTGGTACCCTGAAAAAGAAAACTTACCGTATCTTTTTGTTGTTTTACCTTAATTCCGAACTCCTTTAGCCGTTCAAATTCAAAAGTAGCAGCATCGGCAACGGCCTCAATCATCATATTTAGGTCTTTTCCCATTGAAGATGCCGTATTACCATAGGCGGTAAGTGCTTTTTCAGATGGATCTAAGCCCATATTCTTAAGCTTTATAAAAGCTGTCATTACTTCACCAACCTCATAAGGTGTTGTAGATGCAAATTTATTAATGGATTTAAAGGCATCATCGGCCGCCTTTTTGTTACCCTGAAATGAAGTTGTAAGAGAAACCTGCATTTTTTCAATATCTGCCGCCGCTTTAAGCATAGGTATAAATGCGGCTGTAACAACAGCGCCGGCGCCCATTGCATAGTTCCCATATTTATTAAAAAATGCTTTGGATTTGTCGAGCCCTTTAAGGTTGGCGTTCATTTTTTTAAACGCCTTATCGGTGATTGCGCTGGCCTTGTCAACAGCTGTGAGAATTAACGCTATTTTAAGTGCATTGGCCATTAATCTGCTTTATTGAGTTTATTATGTATAATAACTGCCTGGTTGTACCATTTTTCAATTTTTTTGCTTGGCCAGTTTTCAATTATTCCAGGATCACCAGCGCCGTAAAACTGGCAGGTAAAAGCTATAATTTCGGCGCTGGCTAAAAATTTACCTGACTGTTGGCTACCTGTAATTTTATATAATCCTTACCCAGCATTTCCATTACATCTTCAATGGTTAATCCTTTATCATCAATTTTTGTGGATACAGCTACCATAGCGTACTGGTAATTATCCTGATCTTTACCGATTAACCGGGTAACATCGGTACCCATTTCTTTACCGGTTAACTGCCTTACTATGGCCACACGTTTATCACTTAGTGTTACCCTGCGAACCTCTTTGCCATTTTCGTAGGTTTGGCTTTCGATTGCCATTACTTCGTTTGTTTCATCTTCAAAAAAAAATCCATCGCTGTTTGGTGGCGTTGGATAGGTTTTTGCTTCGGCTGTATCGCCGGCGTTATTTTGTTGCATGTTGGTTGGTTTTATGCTTGTTAAAAATTATATTCCAAGGTTTGCCCTGTAATCTGCCAGCTGATCTACCCCATCAACGATGTATATATTTGCATTGGCATCGTAATTAAGCAACTCTACACGGTCAAATTCAATGCGTATGGCTGTTACTGACAGGTTCATTTCCACTTCCACATTTTCCATAGCTTTAAACCCGCCTGCAGGTAAGTTTGTAAACTGGCCTGTCATAAATACCACGTATGGTTTTTCGCTGGTTTTATCGCCGCCCTGATAAACCTCTACATTGCTGCGTAACTGAATTTTTACAGCTTTAGTGAATGCTGCGGCAGCCTTCATTGCATCCGGATAAATGCTGTTAAATTTCATCTTCGCTTCCATCTTATCAATACCTGATGGAAATTCAACCTTACCAACCATGCCCAGGGCTTTATGCTCGGCCATTACCTTTTTAATATCCGGTAATGTTGCTTCTTCTACCTGGCCCAAAAAAGAGTTACCATCTACATAACAGTTTGCGTTTGTTATCCGGTTTATATTGATTGCTCCCATTATTTTAATTTTTGCCCGGTTAAGGACCGTTATTTAATTATTTAAGTGCCCTGTAAAGTTGTATATCTAAAACAGATTTGTAGGTAATCCTACCAGCTGGCGATGGTACCATATAGTTACGCTCAAACACTACATGTCCAGAAGCTAATTCGGCAGGTGAATTATCAGCAGGATTGTATGTTAATTTACTGCCTGGTAAAAACGCCCCTCGTTGCACAAGTGATGATATCAAACTGTTACCCTCTTCCCTAACAAGGTCAATGAATGCCTGATCAATTGGCCTGTCAATATATTTTAATGAGCCCAACTCAATTGATTCACTGACAACATCATCGGTTCTCTGTATATTAATGAAATTACAAACGCTTGTATTTGATGGATAGGCCGCATTGTTGTTCCCCCAGGTACGGATACCGGTACCAAAACTGTTATAAACAGTTACTATTCCAACTTCGTTAAGTGTGTTTGCTTCGGTATCAGCATCGCTGAGGTTAGCTGTTATATTGCGCTCTACCCCGGTAGCGGCTTTCATTTCTTTATTGGATGGGGACCACCAGTAACCGTAATCCTGATCGGTTTTTACCATAACACCAGCCATAAATGCACTGTACCAGTATGCGGCATCGGCATCGGTGGCGGTATCGTATGTTTTGATCATTGGGTACAGCAATACCACACGTTTATCGCTGGTATTGAAACCAATGGTACCGCTTATGCCACGGGCTGCAATGGCACCGGCCACTGTTGTTGCTGCAGGCGCATCAAACAGCGCAGTTGCACGGAAAAGTGCGGCCTGTGCTTTCATTTCGGTTTGTACGCCGCTTAATGTAGCGTAACCTGGTGCAATAATTATTTTAGGATTGTAGCCAAACAGATTGTAGGCAGTTGCTGCCAACTTCATTCCGGTACGCTCTTCGGTGTCGCCATCAATTTCGCCAATTATTTGAGCAGCATTTACGCTGGCAGCATTTAGTTTGGTGTATGTAAATTTGAGTGCGCCTGTAAAGTCGGCAGTAAGTGCGGTAAATACACCGTATTCATCAAGTGTATAATCTTCATCCAGCACCAGGCCGGATGGTTCACCTGCGTTTGTAAGTACCGTTACTGCCCCTATTGGAATATAGGTTAATGTTACTTTACCATCGGCAACGGTATGTGGCTCTGCAGTAACTGCGGTACCGTTTGTGGCAATATCGAAAGTATTAACAACCAGTACAGGGCAACCACCGGCTTCTTTGCGTATAATTTCCAAAACTTTTGGAATATTAAAACCTGGTTTTGGTGCCCCAAACTGGGCATCATCACGATCACTTAAACAAAGGGTAAGTTCCTGGGCAGGGCCTTCGGGCGCAATGCCATATAAAATAACAACAGATGATTTAACAATGCGGATAAGCTGGCCTTGTTTTTCGATATCTATTGTTTCTACACCGTGTAAATAGTTTGCTGGCATTGTTATTATTTTAAATTATCAGTGATTTTATTTTCTTCCTTTGGTTTGGAATTTTTACGTTTTGCATCAGGCGCTACCAGTATGCCAGATTTTACCAGGTTCTTTATTACCGGATCTGTTTGTGCTGATTCAGAAAGTTCGATGGTATCGCCGGTGCCCATACATACATCAATCCATTTATCGTCCAGCTTATGCGTGGCGTGGTATGGTAGTTTTCCGGTGTATGTAAATGTTATGATGGGCATTGGCTTTCTATTGTTAAATCAACGAATGCAGGCAACTCTGTTTCTTCTGCTACTTCCACATTCATTGCTTCTGTTTTAAAATCGAGATAAGGCGAAATGGTATTATTTTCGTAAAAAACCATATCGTATTTATCAATGGTTAATTTTTTTGTACAGTTTGCCGGGGTATAACCAAGCAAACAGCGCTTTGTATGCTCTACCAGGTTGTAAAAGCCGTTTGCCTCCCTTAATGTACGTGCCTCAAAAGTTGCACGAATGGTAACGGTTTCGGCCTGTGTTACTGCACCCATGCCCTGGTTAGGCTGGTATGCGCTGGTAAAGTACTGTATGGTTACCCTGCTTTTTGTGAACGGCCGCTCCTGTTCAGCCTGGTTTTGCGGTATGGCTACGGCTTCAAACGTATCATCCACATTATTTGTGGTGAAATAAGCGTTTAAGCGTGTAACCAGTGCTGTTTCTAAAGTGCCGTAATTCATTTATTGAGGTTCTAAGTATGCTATAAAAGTTTTACCATCAAAAAGCGATTCTACTTTGCGAACAAAAAAATCAGTATCGCCGCCGGGTAAAGTGATGGTTACTGTTTCATCGGTATTTGTATCAGCACTTCCTTTTAAACCTGCAAAGAATGGAAAACGGTACTCCATGCGCCAGCGTTCGGGCTGGTAATCCATGTTGCTTAGTTCGTACTTTT